GGGGTAATTTGAAGCCAAAACAGGGACAACTTGCAGTAACCACAGGCTCCGGCTTCAGTATTGCGATAAATTTCCCCGATTCGGTGCCAAAAGCGGACATTAAGGACATAATCGACGCAGAAGATGCAGAAATTATCGAAGAAGACCCCGTATTGCCCGAAAATGTACTACTTATAGATCAAAAAGCGCATGAAAGTGTCGAAAATGAGCCAAAAAACGACCAAAAAAGTGCTGTTATGGCGGCTTTAGAGTCCATTTTTGACGAGCCAGAAGACTACGCTGGCGAAGATATTGATGTGTAAAGGGCCCTAAAATGAGCGATAATCACGTCGATTACAACCCACCACCCTCACTAGTACCGTTTCTTACGTGTGAGTCCTTCATAAGCCTTATATCTGGGCCGGTTGGGTCGGGTAAGTCGTCTGCTGCGATGATTAAAATTGCCTATCACGCCAAACAAATGCGACCGGGCAAGGATGGTGTGAGACGCAGTCGGGCGGTAATTGTGAGGAACACGAACCAGATGTTAACGGACGCGACAATACCCACGTTCATGACATGGTTCCCAGAGGGTGTGGCGGGATCGTTTGCACGTACCAACAAGGTGTTTACACTTAAGTTCGACGACGTAGAGTGCGAGGTGCTCTTTAGAGGGCTTGATGATGCCAACGACGTCCGTCGATTACTGTCGCTTGAGTGTTCGTTTGGTATTTTAGACGAATATAGAGAGATACATCCAGACATTTTTAACGCATTGCAGGGTCGTGTTGGGCGATTCCCTTCGGTAGCTAAAGGAGGCTGTGTAACAGACGATGGTACGCCAAATGCGCACATATGGGGCGCTACGAACGCGCCGGACTCAGATACGTTCTGGGAGCAGTACATGTCAGAGCCTCCAGAGACAGCGAAGATCTACATGCAACCTGACGCTCTCAGCGACGACGCCGACTGGAAACACAACCTCATCGAAGGATACTACGAGAAACTAGCCGAGGGTAAGACCGAGGACTGGGTCGACGTTTACATTCGTAACAAATTCGGGCGGTCATTGGCAGGTACTCCGGTGTACGAGCGCGACTTCGTTGAGGATTTTCACGTTGCAAAACAAGAACTTACGCCGGTTCCACTACCAGAATACCCCATCATTGTCGGTATCGACTTTGGTCGTACGCCGTGCGCTATCTTTAAGCAGCGAGACCCACGTGGGCGGGTACTGACACTTTCAGAGATCACATCGGAGAATATGGGGATAGAAACGTTCATACGGACGATGCTAAACCCACATGTAGCCAACCACTACGCTGGATATGAGCTTGTTTGTGCGCCGGACCCCGCTGGGTTTATGAAGCAGCAGCTAAATGAGATGACGCTAGTAGATGCACTGCGTGCGGCAGGGTACCAGTGTGTGAAGCCGCCATCGAACAAGCCAGAGTATCGCATAAACGCAGTTAGTCGCTTACTGAGTCAACAGTTAGATGGTGAGGCGATGTACCTCGTAGATCCGCGCTGCACGATGCTCATTCGTGGCTTTCGGCACGGTTATAGGTACAAAAAGAAGCGCAGTGGTGAGCTAGAGGATAAGCCGGATAAGAACGAGTATTCGCACATCCACGACGCCAATCAGTACGCGGACAGCATCCTAGATATGCAGTTCAGAGGGTCTGTCACATCACAAACAAGAAAAGAAATCAAGAAGGTACGATACGTATATGCTTGATAAAACACCCACGTCTGATAAAATTGGCACACACCTGCATGCGGAGTAAGACCCTATGGCTATGGCATTGATTCCCGTAGCTAGCGCCAAAGACCTAGAAGATCAGGCCAAAAAGCGCAGCGATGAGTTGCAACAACAGACGTATATTCAAGGACTTGCGGCGCATGCACGTAGACGCTGGGAGCTTGCTAAGAACTCCAAACAAGACTTAGAAGAGCGCATGCTGTCATGTGTTCGTCAGCGTAACGGCGAGTATGACCCGGACATTTTACAGGACATCCGTGAACAAGGCGGGTCCGACATCTTCGTCCAGCTGACCTCCGTTAAGTGCCGTGCGGCCACATCTTGGCTACGTGACACGCTTCTTGGTACTGGTATGGATAAGCCTTGGGCGATCGAGCCTAGCCCCGTACCGGACTTACCAGAAGAAGTTAAGCAATCCCTTCAAGCCCAGTTGTCGCAAGAGATCATGCAGGTCGTGCAGAATTCTGGTGCCATGCCGTCTGAAGAAGACCTACGCCAGATAGCGCTGTCTATGAAAGACGAAGCTATGGAGCTTATGAAAGAAGAAGCTGCCGAGCGCGTAGACCGCATGGAGATGAAGATGGAAGACCAGCTGCTTGAGGGTGGCTGGTACAAAGCGTTTAACGAGTTCATCGAGGACATCGTTACGTTCCCGTTCGCAGTACTGAAAGGGCCGATCAAACGTCGCCGCAAGGTAATGCAGTGGAACCAAGGCAAGTTAGAGCCCACCGAGGTTATTCGCAACGAGTGGGAGCGAGTAGATCCGTTCAACCTATACTGGGCCCCTTGGGCTTGGGATGTTAATGACGGGTTTGTTATAGAACGGCATCGCATGACTGCGGACGACTTACAAGCGCTGTTGGGCGTACCCGGCTACAATGATGATGCTATACGTTCGGTATTGGCTGACTTCAATGGTGGCACGCTGGGCGAATGGTTGTGGGTGGATTCATCTAAAGCAGAGGCAGAAGGCAAATACCTGCCAGACGCTGTACACACGGATGATCTCATCGACGCACTACAACTTTGGGATTCCATATCTGGCAAGGATTTGCTGGAGTGGGGTGTTCCAGAGGAAGAAATTGCTGACCCATCGTTGAACTACCCATGTGAGGTGTGGTTGATCGGTAATACAGTGATACGTGCGGTACTGAACTATGACCCACTGGGACGTAAGCCCTACTACCTGACATCGTACGAAGCCAAACCCGGCTCGGTGGACGGTAAAGGCGTTGCTGACCTATGCCGTGACTCGCAAGCGATGGTTAACGCGACTGCTCGCGCAATGGCAAATAACATGGGCATTTCATCTGGCCCACAAGTTGGCGTCAACATCAGTCGGCTTCCAGCGGGTGAAGACATCACCGATATGCATCCGTGGAAGATCTGGCAGTTCCAGAGTTCAGAGTTTAACGATGGGTCAGCTCCCCTACAGTTCTTCCAGCCTAACAGCAACGCGCAAGAGCTTATGGCCGTGTTTGAGAAGTTCTCAGAGCGCGCTGACGAAGATACGATGATTCCCAAGTACATGACTGGGGGTCACACTCCGGGAGCCAGCAGAACGTCGTCTGGGCTCTCTATGCTTATCTCTAACGCAGGGAAAGGCATCAAGCAGGTCATCAGTAACATCGACAAGAACGTAATCATACCGGCCATTGAGCGCCTCTACCACGACAACCTGCGCTACAGCGAAGACCCTGACTTGGTTGGTGACGTTAACATCAACGCACGTGGCGCTAACAGCTTGGTTGTTAAAGAAGCAGAAGCGATCCGCCGCAACGAGTTCTTGCAGATGGTGCTCAACAGCCCAGTAGCTCAGCAGATCGTTGGCATGGATGGGGCAGCTGAACTTCTACGAGACGCTGCGCGTAATCTGAATACCAACCCTGACCGCATAGTGCCCGATCGCCATAAGATGAGCATGATTGAGCAACAGCAGATGGTAATCCAGCAGCTTCAACAGCAACTCGCTATGATTACCGGACAGATGGAACAAGGTGGGATGCCGGGTGCTACACAAGGCCCAGCACCTAGAAATATACTGCCCGATGGATCGCAAGTTGGCGGAAGAGAAGGGAATTTTGTCTCTCCCAGACCAAATGGTGCTTGACGGATATATTAGGCACATAGTATAAGTATGAGTAATTTTTTAGGACATAAGCCCGAAAATCAACACGTTAGAGCACTTTATGAGTGTAGAAACGGTAAATTGGTGGAGCTGTTCAAGGCAAAGTTACTAGAAATCCAAGAATCTCTAGTAAAGGCCGGAGAACCAGTCACAATTCACAGGTTGCAGGGAAAGGCTATGTTCATTAAAGAATTTCTGGATGCGGTTGAGAAATCGCCAGAAATATTGGAGCGCTTATAGCGCAGATTGTAATCCGAGCAAACCATTATGTGAGGTGCAGACCCAGTTGGGAGCGCTAAACAGAGCTGGAGCTTAAAGGAGTATTTTATGGCTTTGCCAAAACAAGTAGAAGCGAAAATCAAAGAGGTAGAAGAGTTAGAGAAGCAGTTGAGTGGCCAGAATGAGCAGCTGGAAGAGCCTGAGCAGCCCGTAGTGGAAGAAGCTGAGGAAGCGCCCCAAGAGCCCAAGACAGAGCCCATCGAAGCTGAGGAGCCCGTTGAGAAGGTAGCGGAGCCTGTTGAAGACAAGCCTAATGATCCGGTTGTATCGGAAGCTGAGTACAAGAAGCTAGAGCAGAAGTATAGAACCCTTCAGGGCATGCTCGATAAAGCTAATGCAGACCACAAGTCTGAAATTGGTGAGTTGCGAGCAAAGATTGAAGAGGTTACTTCGGTCAAGGAAGAAAGTACGAAAGCCACCGAGAGACTGGTGACTGACGATGACGAGCGTAACTTCGGAAGCGACCTGATTGATCTTCAGCGCAGAGTAGCCAAAGAAGTTGCCGGTGAGTTTGAGGCACAGTTAAAAGCTCTACAAGCAGAGAACAAGAGGCTCAGTGAGCTTGTTGGAACAACTGAGAGTAGAGTAGCCGAATCATCGTTTACGACACGTTTACACCAGCTTGTCCCTGATTTCGATCAGGTCAACGCAAGCGAGGAATGGGTAGCGTGGCTAGACGAAGTTGATCCGGTTCTTCGTGCCCCAAGACGTACGGTAGCTCAACAAGCGTTTGTATCTGGTGATGCCGAAGGTGTCGCATACTACGTTGATATGTTTAAGAGAAGCATAGCCCCTGTAGAGCAACCCAAGGTAGATACCAAGAAGCAAGAGCTTGAGCGTCAGGTACAGCCTAGCAAAACTGCTAGCAACGCAACGCCTACATCGCAGAAAGGCAAGACGTATTCTACGGCGCAAGTCACGAGTATGTTCAAGAAAGCCGCAATGCATGCAAGCGCTGGTCGCATAGAGGAAGCTAGGAAACTTGAAGCTGAAATTGACGCTGCGTACATGGAAGGCCGTGTCGTAGCTTGATTTAACCAAATCTGTTTAATTTAGGAGGCCGAAATGGCTGCTGTATATCCCGTAACTGGCGACTTCGCCACAAGCCAGAGCTACTCTGGTGCATTCATCCCTACCCTTTGGTCGGGCAAACTGTTGTCAAAGTTCTACCAGAACACCATCTTGTCAGAAATCACCAACACTGACTACGAAGGCGAGCTGAAGAACCAAGGCGACACCGTGCGTATCCGTACTGCACCATCAATCACCATCCAAGACTACACCGCTGGTCAGTCTTTGAGCTACGAAGTTCCTGAGCCTATCTTCCAAGATATGCAGGTTAACAAAGGTAAGTACTTCGGTGTTCAGGTGAACGACGTGTTGGCATACCAGTCAGACATGGATCTTATGAACATGTTTACTGAAGATGCTGCTAAGCAGTTGAAAATCGCGATCGAGAACGAAGTATTCTTCAACTCTTTCGTAACTGAAGGTCCTGCTGCTACTAACGAAGGCGCTACCGCTGGTGCGTTGTCAGCTGCATACAACCTTGGTACTGACGCTGCTCCTGTTGACGGAACTACTACTCCTTCAGCTCTGTTGAACGCTATCTTGGCTATGTCTTCAGCTCTTGACGAGCAGAACATCCCTGAAGATGGACGCTTCTTGGTCATGTCTCCTTACGAGCGCCAGATCTTGATGCAGTCTAACATTGCTCAGGCGTACTTCACTGGTGACAGCGCTAGCATCATCCGCACTGGCAAAATCGGCATGTTGGATCGTTTCTCTGTATACGTTTCTAACTTGTTGCCAAAAGGTGCTGCTGACAAAGCTCTTGTTGCTGGCTTGGCTGATACTTCAACTGGTGCAACTGCTTCTGGCGCTGCTGCTCGTCGTACGATGGTAGCTGGTACTAAGCACGCTGTATCATTTGCTATGACTATCGACAAGACTGAGCCTCTCCGTAACCAGACTGACTTCGGCGACATCGTTCGTGGTCTTGCTGTATACGGACGCAAAGTTGTTAAGCCTGAAGCTCTTGTAGTTGCTCAGGTAGCTTAATAGCTGTACCTTCGAGGGGGCTTCGGCCCCCTTTTACTTAGGAGACTTGCATGAAACCATTAGAACTAATGAAGCGTTTAGGCGGAGAAGCACTGGCTAACAAACTACGAGCTAAAGTTAATGGCAAAATAGTTATTTTGGCTAGATTAGAAGGCGAAGAATACGTATTGACCGACACTGGATTCAATATAGCTGCCAAATTGAACGCCGAAATAAGTACCAAAAAAGAAGAACCAGTAGCTGAAGAAACAACTGGTGAAGAAGTACCTAAAAAGAAAACAGTCACAAGAACTCGCAAAGGTTTAAAATAGCTGATAAAATCTCGGCTAGTGTCTTAGTACGAAGGTTACGCCATGCTTAGCATAGACGAGCTGTTCCCACGGGTTCTTCCGTACGTTCCGGGTTGTTCGGAGCCTTTGGCACGCCAAGCAATATTGGATTCAGCTATCGCGTTTTGTGAAACAACTACCATTCTTAACCAGACACTTGACGCGTTTAACACTGTTTCTGGTCTAGTATCGTACGACCTTGAGTCACCTAACCGTCAGATGAAAGTTGCTCGCATATTATCAGTAACGGTTGATGGTAAAGAGATTCATGGCACGTTCTCTGAAGACGTACCCACATTACCAGATCGCGAAGGTAGACCGACATCTTTCTACACCACGCGTATTGATTCCGAGTTTGTGCTGAATTTGCATCCAGTACCAGACGCAAGTTATTCAGTTATAGTAACTGTGGCTCTTAGCCCTACCATAAACGCTACGTCGCTAGAAAATGACTTAGTTAATGTGTGGAGCGACGCCATTGTAGAGGGCGCTATAGCACGAATTGCTAAGGTGCCAAACCAATCTTTCAGTAGCTTTGATGTAGCTATGCTGTATGACCAATCTTCCGCTAGGAAAACAGCGTTAGTTAAAGCCGAGAGTTACCAAGGAAGAATCCGTGGCGGAACACGGGTTAAGACAAGACCACTTGTGAGGTAAAAAATGAGCTTATCCGCACAATCAATTATCCGTCGTGTAGTGGATACTTTGCAGGATACAACGTC